TTCATGATCCGCTGTGCAATTTCTTCACTGGTGATGTAACGCGCTTTAAGCCCACTTTTCAGAAGGTTTTTAGCCGTTGCACAAGCAAGGTGTGTTTTACCAGTCCCTGTCGATCCGACCATGACGAAATTTGAGTTTTGTTTTTCAGCAATGCGTTTTGCAAAGTTTGCACATTGGCTCAATGCATTCGCTTGTCCTTGCGTGATGGTCTTGTAATTCGAGAATGACGAATGTGCATGACGATCTGGAAGCATTGCCCCTGCAATGTGTTTTTCAAACACTGCTCGATCTGTTTCAGCTTGGTGCTTAGATCGGTCAGCATTGACCAATTCACTTGCACACATCGGGCAAATTAAATTGCCACCTGCCACAAGTTTTTGAACTTGGTGCATGTCACAAACTTCCTGCGACATTGCAAAGCGACTGAATTGAAAATGTGCGTTCATATCATGCCCTCAGGTAGTTGGACTGTGCCGTGAAACGGTTGATCGTCTTTCGGTTGGTTGTTCCAGTCGTCGTTGACGTTCAGGTTTGTGGATTGGGATTTATTCCTAGGTTTACCTTGCTGATTGCCAGACGATTGCTTTTTGAATTCACCAATAAGCCATACAGCAAACTTACGGGTTCGCTGGTTTTCAGTGAGGTCTGGTCTGTTTTCCCAATGGGCGTTGAAGTTACCAAGGTGAAATTGGTAATCAGGCATGCTTAAAATGGATTCAGCATGAGCACCCATGCTTTCACGAATGACGTTCAGCAAGAAATTTGAATCAGGTTTCCAAGAATCGTCTTGTTCCGAATTTTGGTTCGCGTCTTGTGTGTGTTTATTAATATCTATTCTATTTACGTTCTCTTTACTCTCTATTGCGATCCCCTGACTATTCGGGTCGTTATCGCCCCCCGATAAGGGTTGCGATCGTGACTCGACCATTTTGGCGATCTTTTTAGTTAACGCTTTGGATTGCGGAGCGATACTTTTTAGTCGGTAAACTGCATCGCATAGCTGACCTTCTAATTCAGAAGTATTAATCTCAATATTCCATCGTTTAGCATTGCCATGCGCCCCTGATATAGCATTGGCAAGCTTTTCAATCCAAGCCTCTAATGCTTTCTCAGCGACAACATGGTGATATAGACGACCATCACCACCATCAACCCAGCCACGTAAAACGTGATCTTTTACTTTTTTCCACTTGGTACCCATACCAGATAAATGCGCAAGCATCTTGTCATTGTTAGGAATGCTTGCCGCAGGTACTTGCGACCAGCTTTTCAACCAAAGCGTCATGCTTGCAACTTTTTCTGAATCATCCCCAAGAATCCATGTTTCAGAATTCAAAAGTCGATCAATTTCAATCGGCATATATGGGAAATTTGATACATCACACTCTTTCGGTGTTAGTGGAATATTGGAATTATTCACGCTGCCACCCCCAACCCATTACCAGTTAGGGATATCTGAACGGCTTTAAATTCGCGTTGGCATGCCACATTCTTGAACGCAGAAAAGCAAGTCACAATGTATGGCTGCTTTACAATTTTGAATCCTGGTCCAGCAACTTCATGGAAATATTCATCCATTAATTTGTTGGCACCTTTCCAGCGAGTTTTGACACCGCATTCAACAATGTAAATCGGCTCTTGATCTTCCTCACAACCATTCAAAAACTGTCCATATGTCATGCGTTCAGGTACAGCAATTTCATAATCGAGCTGTATAGATCGGCCATCAGAATGTTCTGCGTAGATGTCACAACTGATATGGAAGCTTTGTTCCTTGTCGATTAAATCCTTACGCATAGCAATAACAAGCGTACCCTTAGTCAAAGTTAGCAAATGGGCTAACTCAGGCGCTTGATCCTCAGATTTACCATTTGTTAATTGCCAAAGGTCGAGAATGCGATTTTCTTCAATCGCTTCACCAATAAGCTGAAACTTGCGTACAGGATTTAAAGCAGGTTTATTTGGGTTGTATTTTTTAATGCGTTTCTTAGTCACGCCACACCCCCTAATCGAATTAAAGCGGCCCCAAAAAGCATGAAAATGAATAACAAAGTTTTGTGGAGTTCTTTCATAAATCCCCCTTGTTCTTCACATGCTGCGCCCACCCTTTGCATGGCTTCATGCGCTTCTTGTCTTCACTGGTCGGGCAGTCCAGATTCTCAATATCTTTATGGCAATAGAAAACTGCATCCGATTCCAAAGCATGAGCCAAGTCAGATTGAGTGGTAAGACAATGATTTGCGAGAGTTCCACAGCGATATGCACATGATTCGCATAGCACATCTTGATTAGGTGCCTTTTGTGACAGGATCAGCCCATTCAAAGCACCATGGAAACTAGGTGAGATTAGCTTTTCAACCGAATAAGGATGCATACCGCCATTCGTTACCATGTGCAGGTAAAGAGTCTCGTCACACGATTGGGCATAATTCACAGCAACATTTAAAACATTGCCAAGTAAATTAAGTAATTCATCATGTGATTTTGGTGAAAACTTATCCTTGATTGCCTGTAAACGTTCAGCTTCAGGCAATTGGATAATGTCAGTTAGGGCGAGAATTGAAGTGTTGTCGATCATGACTGCACCTCGAATACTTTACGAAGCGCATCAACCACCATTTTTATTTTTTCTTCTGAAACCCACCAACCATAGTTAAAGTCAGCATCATATAAACCACTGTATTTTTCACCAGTGAAACCTTGAGGCTCAGAATCATCTAAATAAAGGATTACTTGACCAACTTCGGGACGATGTGAAAAAGGCGCAGGAACTTCAATGCCATTGATAGTGATAGTTTTTGGCTTAATACGGAAAAAGACTTTCCGTTCATCATAGAATCCAGTGAAAAATAATTTCGTAGAAGTGTCGTCAGTGTCTGGAATGAAATCAGTCCAACGAATTTCATCCCAAGGTTCTAAAGAAATCTGAACCTTTTCACCAGCCAAAGCAGCAGCTAATGCAGCCTTACCATCAATTAGATCCTCAAATCCTTTAACCTTGATAGTTTGAACACCAATAGCTTTCAAACCTGATGTCTTATCATTGATAGATTTACATTCGACCCATTTACTGTTGTTTTCTGAATAGGTGTGAAAAATGCCTGTACTTGATTTAAAAACAGGATAATCAGGTCTATCACTTGCGACAGTGATCGAGTAATTCGCATCACTTACATCATTTCGATTCAAGACAACTAAGTCCTGTTCTAAAGGATTCAATGCTGTATTCGTCATGCTTCTTCCCCGTCATCCAACCCTGAAACAAACAAAGCCACTGGAGCCGTTTCACCTTCAATAATCAAACAGTGATTGCACTGTTCCCCGTTAAACTCTGGACATTTGCCAGCACACTTATGTTCTGTTAAATTAGTCATGTGATTTAATCTCTCTGGTTAATGAACAACTAAGCCTGATCTAGTACATCAGGCTTTTTCTTTGCTTAAATTCCCGTGAATCCCTTCCAATCCCTCTGGGAAGCTCACTTCAGTAGACAAGTCCCGCACTAAAGCTCCTAATCCCAAGCGCTCAAAAGATTTTGCTTGTAAATTAAGAACATGCCACTCACCCACGATTTCTTTTTCAAGTAAGAAAGCGAGGTATTGAGCAAGGTCTTTACCCTTAATTTCAGCGAGAGTTTTTGCTCGTTCATGGATCTCTGGAGACAAGCGAACATGCGTAGATTTCTTTTCAAGACTCATACTTTCACCATATGTGGTTGGTGCTTAATTGGTTCCTTACCTTCCGCTAAATCACGAATTTGGTATTCCCGTGCTAATGGGATTTTATTTTCAGGCCATTGATAAACGGCTGACGGCTCGATTCCAAGAAGTCCAGCCAACTCAACCCCATTTACCTTAAGTAGCTCAAACGCTTCTTGTTTGGTCATTTCCAACACCTTAAAAAATAAGATTTCTTATTATTTAATCAAAGAAAACTTATAAAAGCAATATGTAAGATAACTTATATGGAAAAGCAAACTACTGGTCAGCGCATACGTGCGCTTAGACGCTCGAAAAAACTTACTCAAGTGCAGCTAGCAAAGATTGCAGGCGTAAGTTCGCCTGCTGTCACAGAATGGGAAAAGGATAGCTATTTGCCGAAAGCAGCCTCATTGGAGGCAATGGCAAATGAGTTTGGTGTCACAACTGAATACATCCTGACTGGCAAAGGTGAAAGTAGTCCATCTAATGTGACTCCTATCGCGCCTAAAATGGCTCCAGTACTATCATGGGTTCAGGCTGGTGTATTCACCAATGTTGAAGCTATTGATATGACTCAGGTTGAGGAATGGCTACCTCTACCAGATGATTGTGAAGACTGCTTTTATTTGAAGGTACAAGGCTCAAGTAACGCACCTATGTTTATAGAGGGTGATTACATCCTGGTCGATCCGCACGTTCAATACAGTGATATTCAATCGGGTGATCTAATCGTTGTTCGAAAATTGGATGGTGCTACATTCAAGAAGCTTGTAATTGAACCTGATGGATCAAGATACCTTCAAGCTCTAAATCCTGACTTCAAACCAAATATCATTGATCTTGATGAAGATTGTATTTTTGTTGGTGAAGTTATTGATTCTGTTCGCTATATATATAAAGCAAAACGTAAAAATAGATTATAAAAACACAACTCTAAGGTTATTTAAAAATGAAGTATCTAAAATTAACACCCTTCATCCTTACTCTAGCCTTAGCTGGTTGTGGCGAACCCCAAATAACTCAGGATGAATATGATGAAATGGTTTCTGAGAAAGACTTGAGGATTGAGGAATTAGAAGAACAGGTACAAACACTGCAAGAACACGTTGCGAACCTTGAAAGTAAGACTCAAGAGGTTAATGCTCAATTTGAACGATTCCAGAGTGAAAATTGGCGTGATGTTGTTCCTGATGCGGAAAGTAGCTTGGAAGATTTGAATAGTGAAATTGAAAACAATTCAGAGTATTCAACCTATTAACTCGATAAAGACTGCTTAATAAC